AGTGAATATTTTGCTGTTATCAAAAGATAAAGAATAGTTTGTGTTATCGGAATACCCCTCAAGGTTTTTAGATAATTTATCTATTACTTTTATAACGTTACTTGTGCTTTCTTTATATAAAACCTGAACGGAAGAAACTAGCGAACTACCTGAATTAAAAAATATATTTATTCCAGTAATAGTGTTTACCATTGACTCGTTTAGTGCGGTAAAAAAACTATATCCTCGAACACTTGGATCAAAAACTGGAGCAGACCATTGTGATGTAGCCGAAAACTCTCCATTTAAATATTGATATCGATAAGCAAAACAAAGAAATTTATCTTCTAAAAAGTTATCCGTATTATTACTCTGAAAAATTTTTTGTATAATCGGAGCCTCAATCGGTGGCTTCTTAATAACCATTAATTCTTCAGCTGTAACTACATCATTATTCTTAAAGGGATTAGGATAATTTTGCGTAACATTGATTACCCTTGGAGGATTAAAATTGTCTGTAAAAAAAAGAAGATCTCCAATTATATCTACACCTGTAATTAAAAAACTAGGATTAAAATTTAGAGTTGTGTTTGATCCAAATCCATCGTCTATACTTATAACATGATAAGCTAAATTTTGAGTGCTAGGACTAAACGAAACTATTAAATCTAATTTTTGAGTAAGACCAACAGTAAATGCTGGATCGTGCACAAACCAATACATTCTATCGTTCTTGCCGTCTTCGTACGCTCCTATGCATCTAGCCTGACTGCTTAAAGGAACTGCTCCTGAGTCTGATTCCGTCTCCTCATATTGAAGAGTCGTCATCCTTGTTGTCCCTCTTGAATTTTCTACTGCTCCAATCTCAGATCCTTCCGTAGAACCAAGACGTACATTTAAAGCATCTACATACTCACCTTGAGGTACAAGTCTTTCGTCAAGAGACTTATTCATTCTCCCTGCGATAAAATTTCTTTGAATATTTGCCATTCTATTTAAGCCACTTGTTTTGTCCTCTCATACTCATTAAAAGTCTTCCTGGATGAATATCACTTATTCTAATCTTTGCATTTCTTAATAAGGAGCTTTTATCTTTTCTAGCTCTATTTATTATATATTCTTGTACTCCAAATTTATTATTTAATATTTCATATTTTACATATGCATACAAATATTCTTCAAACAGTTTATTTACACTTACTAACGAATCATTGCCGCCTTCCATACCATCTGAAATGTATTCTAAAACGCACTGCTCGTTTGCCATTGTAGAGTCAAAGTTTATAACGCCAGCTTTTTTGTTTATTCTAAAGGTGGGGTTAAAGTTAGCAGTCTCTGTATTTAAACCATACCTAGCACCTATATTGTAATCTCTCCACCCGTCTGGGTTATCTGCATTTATTGGCAATGAGTTATCTCCTGTATTATCCTTATTAAGGTATATACTTCTTTGTGCTCCCGAAACCCTTTGAGTATCTAAAGTAGAAGTTGCCGTAACAACAGTACCGGTAGCGTTAAAGCTTAAAGTGCCCGTTGAACTCTGAAGGTATGATGCGGCTGAATTTACCTGTATGTTTTCCGTAAGTGGTCTTAAGAATCCATCCTTATACAGAGATACCCTTACCCAATTAACATAATCGGATGGAAGCGTAAAAATTAAATTATCAAAAACCTTTAGCTCTAATGCTTTTATTTCTTTAAACGCATCGTAGTTAAGCTCCTGTATACCTCTTTTGGTATGAAATAAAACTTTGTATCTTTCTTCATTATTTATTAATGAATGGTTTCCAGAATACATTAACATAAAGTTATTTACAATATTTGTTAAAGATAAAAACTGATATGACCCCCAATTAGCGTTAGTAGGTGCAGCTCCTGCATTTTCATAATATTGATATTCAGATAAATATGCCATTAGTTTTCTTTTTGTTCTTCCATTTGTTCTTGCTCTGCTCCAAACTGCACCGCCTGTAATTCTCTTATTGACATTCCAGCATACTGTAAAATCTTAAACACAAGTGACGTCTCGTCATCTGGAGATAATTCAAAGTCTTGAAAATCAGGATTAGATTGATTAAAAGCAGGGTCTCCATTGGCAACATTTAAATAAGTCCAGTTAGGAGCTTTTGGGTATCTAATGTACTGCGCTTGAATATCAGCTACTCCATTAAATTGAACTGGAAATATATTAATAAATGCTCCTTGCAAACTATATGCGGGAAATTCTAATGTAGGTGATGTTAGATTAGAAAGATTCAACATAGTTATTTTACTATTAGAAACCTTTTCTGCTTCTCCCTGATATATACCACCGCTAGAACACAAGACTTTATTTATTAAATAATAGTCGTCTAGAGTTGTCGTTTGAGAGGGTAAATAATATTGATTTAATAAGTTTTGAGTTAACGTTTTAGTTTCTGAAAACATATCTATAATTTCTTCGTAACCTTTTGTTACATCTGCATATCCTGTTCCAGATAGTCTAGCGTTTTCCTTATTAATTAACTGATTATATTGATAAAAGTAATCATCAAAAATATCCAATTGAGCTTGTTTAGCAAACAAGTTAAAATCTGATGGAGAGATATACCCGTAGTTGTTTTTGTTCAATACGGATAAAACAGTATTTCGTACAGAGTTTATCATTGTTATTCTTTTACACAAAGATAAGCAAAAAAAAAAGAGGTCAATTTTCGTTGACCCCTCTTGTTTTTATGTATTAACTATGTTAAAGTTAAGACCATGTTAATCCTGTTATTTCAATTGGAGGCGCTAATAAAGGAGCAGCATTAGTATAAGAGGTGCTCATTAAAGTTCCAAGCGCAGATATAAAGAAATTTTGGACTGCTACTCCAGATGCATCTGCTGCATGAGTAATAGTAACTTTATCAGCAGCCGCTGCTCCAGCATAAAAAAATGAAGTTTCGGTTGTTGAAGTTTGCTCAATAGACTCAACATTATTAGCGTTTAATAAAACTGGGACAGGAGCTCCTGTTTGTGGGTATAAAAAATATTTTATCATGATTATGAGATTACAACGTTAGAGATTACAGTTGGAGCGTCATTAGTAATGTCTAGAATAGATTCTGACCATTTACTTTGAGCAACTTGAATTAATTGATTTTGAATATAGTTTATCATATTAAAACCACTATTCGTGTCTGCAGCATGAGTTAAAGTGATAGTGTCAAATGCTCCAGTGGTTAGATAATTAATTACCGTAGTAGTAAAACTTCCACCACCAGTAGAAACCATAACGAATTTATCAGCTGGCATTATAAGGTCGCCATTGGCGCCTGTGCGTACTTTTAAAAATTTTGTCATCAGTTAAAAATTTTAGATGTTAATAAAAAACAAAGATAAGCAAAAAAAAAGACACCCGTTTTGGATGCCTTTCTTAGTGAATCACTAATTTACTTATGAGTTTTTAGCCAACCCACTTAAATGTTTTAAGGATTCTATACCTTCATCTGATTGAAAGAATGAAGCCACCATATGGCTAGGCTCTTCACCGTAGGGCACATTGAGCATTTTCTTTTTGTTTGAAGGAGTATTATACCAAACCTCTTTATCACTATTTCTCATAGTCAAAAGACCTTTGTCAAAAAATGATTGAATAGTAGCATTCATTTTTAACATTGGATCCTTTAATAATAACAAAAAGTCTTTAGGTTGGTTTTTAGCAAAAACCAATATATCTCTTTTAAGTTCATCTGTACTTACCGTAGTAACGTCTTTCTGAAATAAAACTCTTGATACATTCTCAACTTGATCTAACGTAAGTTGTCTAGCCTCAATAAGCGCGTCAACTTCAGTGTTTAGAATTTCTACTACATCCGCGGCTTCTTGTGCTTTATTAACCTCTACATATATTCGACCATTACCTGGGTGAAAATGTAAAAATTTTTGTAATACTTGATTGTTTTTTGGAACACTTAGAAAACCATTCTCAAAAACTATAGGCTCTAGAATAGCATTATTATCTTGATCTTCCTGAAAAGGAGAGTTCTGATTTCTTGCATATCGTAAAGCTTTATTTGTTCCCGTCTCCTCATCAAAGTGTAATAAAGGAAATCTTTGGGTATGTCTTGACGCCAAGATTAAAGATAATGGTGCCGTGTCTCTTGTTAACTTATACGTCTTATCAACGTATGCTGTAATATTTTTCATTTGATTAGATTTAAAATTTATAACTATAAAAAAGGGGGCTTTGACACCCCCTATTTAATTTACTCTATTACTCTTGGAAGATAAAGAAGTTGTTAGCACCTAAAGTACAAACAGCTCTCTCTGACAAGAAGTTTACTTGCATGTTGTCAACGTCACTCGTTGCAGCACCACCAGCAGAACCAGTAATCCAAGTCTTGTAACGACGATCTTCAGTTTCTGAAGCTCTGTAACGAACATGTAAGAAAGGACGTTTAGCATTTTTACCTAAAATTTGGTCATAAACACTAGTTGATCCAGCGGGTACAAGTAGTCCGTTTACACGTCCTGATCCTGCTCCTGTTGGAAGTCCACCTCTCATTGTCGGGTCATTTAAGTATTTCCAGTCAGTCTTATAGAAGTCATAACCTCTACGGAATCCTGAGAAACCTAAGTTTAACGCCATCTCTTCGTCATTGTCAAAAAGACCATATGAAGTTCCACCTGCTCCGTAAGAGTTTTGTGCAGCTAGCATATCATCAATATCAAAAGCAAACTGACGGTCAACGAACAATACGTTTTCCTCAATCGCTCCTTGCTTGTCAAGACGACTAATTACATTATCAAAGTCAGCTAACACTTGAGGGTTTCCACCATCCCAGATGTTACCATTCTGTTGTACTGAGTAGAAGATACCATTTGATCCCGCACCTTGNGCTCCAGCTCCAGCTCCGTTT